AGCGCGTCGAAACCTGTACGGAACCGAGGGTGATGAACGATGGCTAGATCGGGCGGACGGATTCCCAAGCGCAGCAGCGAGCGCCGGCGCCGGAACAAAGTGCCGGGGCTCGAGACGGTGAAGGTCACTGGCCGCGTGAAGATTCCCGCGTTGCCGAAGCGCGAGGACGGCGACTGGCACCCGCTGGCGCGCAAGCTCTACAACTCGCTGCGGACATCGGGCCAGGCGCAGTACTTCGAGCCGAGCGACTGGGCGATGGCGCTCGCTGCGGCCGAGTACACGACGCGCGTCATGTCGTTCCTTCGCGTCTCGGCCGAGCAGTGGCGGGTGATGTGGGACATGTGGGAGTCGCTGCTGATGAGCGAGGCGGCGCGCCGAAGGGCCAGGATTGAGATCGAGCGTGAGGTTGCGGAGGCTGAGAGCGAGGGGAACGTGACGGCGCTCGACGACTACAAGCGCAAGCTGGGAGCCTCATGACGACAACCACTGATGTTCGCGCCATCCGCACGGCACCCGAAGGCCTGCCCGAGATCACTCTAGGATGGGACGTCTTGCAATGGACATCCGATTTCCTCTTGCAGCCCGATGGCCCCGATGCGGGCGAGCCGTGGAAGTTCACCAACGAGCAAGCCCGGTTCGTTTTGAATTGGTACGCGATCGATGAGCGTGGGCGATTCACGCATCGCTACGGTGTCTATCGCCGGATGAAGGGTGCTGGCAAAACGCCATTGGCCGCTGCCATCTGCTGCGCCGAGTTCCTTGGTCCGTGCCGATTCAAAGAGTTCGGCGATCAAGGTCAACCTATCGCCGTTGAGCACGAGGCCGCATGGATACAGGCGGCGGCAACGTCCCGCGACCAGACCCGCAACCTCTCCACGCTCTTCCCCGGCATGCTTTCCCGCAAGGCGATTGAGCAGCACGCGCTCGATATCGGCAAGGAAATCATCTACGCGCACCAAGGGCGGCGGCGGCTGGAGGTAGTGACCAGCTCCCCTCGTGCACTGGAAGGGCAACGGCCCACTTTCTACCTTGCCGACGAAACGCACCTTTGGCGGGCCAACAATGAAGGCCATTCCATGATGGGCGTCATCGCTCGCAACGTCGCCAAGTCCCGAGACGGTGCGGCCCGCGTGCTCGCCACGACAAATGCCCATGCGCCAGGTGAGGACTCCGTCGCCGAGCGCGACTATGAGGCTTGGCGCAAGGACGCGGCGGATATGCTCTACGACTCCCTGGAGGCACCGGACGGCATAGACCTGGAGGATACTGACGCGGTGAGAAAGGGAGTGCTCGCTGCGCGCGGGGATTCAGACTGGCTGAGCGAGGACCGCCTGACGAAGGAGATCCAAGACCCACGCACGATGGAGAGCGAGGCCCGCCGCTTCTACCTCAACCAAATCTGGGCTAGCGAGGATAGGCCGTTCGACCTCAAGGCATGGACGGATGGACATCGCCCGGACTACATGCCGGACGCCGGCGCGCTCATCTCCCTCGGCTTCGACGGCTCCCGTGGCGAGGACGCGACGGCGATCGTGGCGACGGAGGTGTCGACCGGGTTCCAATGGCTCGCCGGGCTCTGGGAGCGACCACGCAACCGTCAGGACTGGGAGGTGCCGCGGGCGGAGGTGGACGCCAAGATGAGGGAGCTCTTCGCCTCGTACACCGTCTGGCGCCTCACCGCCGACGATTCCGGCTGGGATGAGACGTTCAGGCGTTGGGCGGGCGACTTCGGGAAGAACGCCCAGGGCCAGCATCGCGTGGTGAAGTTCTCGATGGCCGATGTCACGCAGGCGCGGATGATCATGGCCTTTGACGTGGCGATGCGGTCGGGGGAGTTGACGCACGGCGGAGACATTGACGCCGCTTACACTCGGCACGTCGGCAACTCCATCAAAAAGCGGGTGACGAGGCTAGACGAGGACGGCTTCCCCCTCTGGCGCATCTACAAAGAGCGTTGGGACTCACCGAACAAGATCGACGCCGCGATGGCTGGGGGGATGTCGTGGGACGGACGCCTCGCCGCCATCGAGGCTGGGGCGCTCAACGATAGCCCGACGGAGGTATGGTTCCTCAGTGATGCATGATGACGACTTGTCTATCATTGGTGTGTGGATAGTGCGCCTGGCCGCGGTCGTGGCGGCTGTCCTTGTGTCGGCGGCGTCGGCCGGAATCGCTGTCCGCGTGTTCAGCGCGATTGCAGGATGGTGAGGTTGCCATGAGCGTTATCAGCCGCATATTCCCAACCGGTGTGATCAGCCGCGCGTTGAACGCGTCCGTGCCGATCAGCGGAAGCTCCACCAGCGGATGGACCCCGTACTCACTCGGCGGTGGTGCCGGTGGCGGGTATCCGGCGACGGTGCGGGCCTACGAGACCAACGAGATCATCTCCTCGGCGGTCAACCTGCTGATGACCTCAGCCTCGGAACCGCACATCATGGGGCGGAGGTACCGGCGTAATCGTCCACAGGTCCGCGCCGAGCTACGCGCACTCAATGCGAATGGCGTGCAGGACACTCCCGGACGGTGGCAGGCGACGGCGATGATGGTGCGGAATGGGTTCTGGGAAGAGCTCGACGCACACCCGTTGGTCACGCTGCTCAACAACCCGAACCCGTATCAGGACCGCGCCGAGTACTGGTCGGCGGTGGTCATGGACTACTACCTCGCGGGTAATGCCTATCTCTACAAAGCCCGCTACGCTGATGGCCCTCTCGCAGGGGCCGTCGGTGAGCTCTGGAAGCTGCGCCCGGACCGGGTGAGGCCAGTCCCAGGCGACATGAGCAAGGGCGAGCCGTACCTCAAGGGTTACGAGTACCGCCTTGGTTCCGGTGAGGTGCGAGTGCTGCCGGTGGAGGACATCATCCACCTCAAAACGCAGCATCCGCTCAATCCCTACGCTGGCGTTTCCCCCATCATTGCCGCGCTAGAGCGCGTGGACATCGACCGCGCCATGCGGACATTCCTTCGGACGTTCTACCAACGTGGCGGAGCCAGCGTGGGCGGCTCGCTGAACATCAAGAACGGGAAGATGGACCAGCAGCAGAAGGACGACCTTCGGGCGCGGTTCCGTTCGATCTTCCAGGGCGGGCAGTACGACATCCTTGTGTCGACGGCGGAGGACGTGAAGTACGAGCCATTCGGCCTCGATAGGGGTATCCGTGATGCGCTGCCGCGCGACATCGACGCGGTGAATGAGGCCCGCATCGCCATGGTGCTGCGCATCCCACCGGGCATCCTCGGCCTGCTCATCGGCCTGGAGACCAGCTCCTATGCCAATCAGCGGCAGGCGTGGGCGTCGCTATGGTTCGTCACCATGACCCCGCTGCTATCGCGGTTCGAGGCGGTGCTGAACAGGACGTTGACGCCGGAGTTCGGGGGCATCGATGAGGTGGTGTTCGACCTCTCGGACATCAACGCTCTGCGCGAGGACGAAGACGCGTTGCAGGAACGGGCACGCCGGAACTATGCGGCAGGGCTCACCGGGTTCTACGAGAGCCGCGTGAAGATCGGCGCGACACCGGAGCCAACGGCGGGTGAACTGATCAACGTTCCCTCGACGGGCACGTTGACGCCCGTCGAGAAGCTGGGTGCAGAACCCACGCCGCCGCCGCAACTGCCATCCCTGCCTGAGCCCTCGCAGAACCGCCTTGGCCGTCCACGGTTGGAGGACGACCCCGCGGCGCGGCAGTTGCTCGATGACGCGAAAGACCTACGCCACGCCAACCCTGGCATGAGCTGGGCGCAGATCGCCGCGCGACTTGGTGTCGTTGAGCGAACGCTGAGGGAGTACCGGCGCCGGTTGGACGACGACTAGCGCTGCTGTTCGACGGCTTTCGTGAGCAAGTAGACGATCTGCGCGTTGAGGCTGCGCTGCTCCTCTTCCGCGATCTTGACCAGTTCCGCATGCAGTGATTCAGGGAGTCGGAGTAGGAACCTCACGTCAGCCTCTCTTCTCCCGCTTCGCCGATTCGCCATGTGCGGGATAATACCAGCTTGATATCACATCACTGCGATTATACAATGATATCATTCTGAACAACTGGAGGGCTGGCATGGCGGATAAGCCGTTGGAGATTCCGAGGATTGATGTTCGACGGATGGAGATCACGCTCATCGGGGACTCGCCGCTCATCACCCACGCATGGAGCGACAAGGCCAAACAGATGATGCTCGACAAGCAGATGAAGCGGGCGAAGCAGCCCAAGGATGCCAAGGACCCGGAGCAGGACTACGAGGACAGCATGCACCGGACGGCGGACGGCAAACCCGCGTTCCCCGCTGTCGGCTTCAAGGCTGCTGCGGTATCGGCGTGCCGGTTCTCGGATGGCATCAAAATGACCGAGGCGCGCGGCGCGTTCCACGTGGTCGGCGAGATGGTCGAGATCATCGGCGAGCCGCGTCCGCGTGAGGATATGGTGCGCATCGCAATGGGCACGGCGGATATCCGGTACCGGGCAGAGTTCCCCGACTGGAAAGCCCGGCTGACCGTCTCGTACAACGCAGGGGCACTGTCACCCGCGCAGATCGTCAACCTGTTCAACATCGCGGGGTTTGGCGTAGGGGTTGGCGAGTGGAGGCCCGAAAAGGATGGCAGTTACGGACGGTTCCATGTAGCACAGGAAGGAGAAGTCTGAGATGGGCATGGTCTACAAGTGGAGGGATGGCGCGCGGCTGACGGGGGTTGACCCCACGGCGGCGGTTGAGCGGCTCAGTAGCATTCCGGCCCGCATGGGCATTGATGAGGGCGGGCTTTCCGCCGAGATCGTCTTGGAGGACTCGCGCGACGTGTCATCGCCGCTGCATCCGGCTTTCGAGTGGGATAACGAGGTCGCGGCGGAGGAATACCGTCTCGAACAAGCGAGACACGTCTTGGCTTCCGTGGTGGTTGTCCACGTCAATGACGAGGGCGCGGAGCAGTCGGAAACGGCGCGGCGCATGTTCGTGGCCGTTCGGAAAGACGGCGAGTCGCAGTCGCACCTCTACATGCCGGTGACGGTCGAGACGGCGAATGCTCGGCTGATGCAGGCTCTCCGTGAGCTTGCGTCCATCGAGCGAAGGTTCGGCGACTTGCCGGAGTTGGCGGGGGTGTTAACGGCGTTGGTGAAGGCCCGGAACATGATGGAGAAGCGGCGCAACGCTGCTTGAACGTGGCAGGTGAGGCGGGGTGAGGCCCGGTGGGGTGCGGTGAGGTGTGGCTAGGTTCGGTTTGGCAGGGCATGGTTTGGCAGGCAAGGTGAGGCAAGGCAGGGCGTGGCAAGTCAAGGCAAGGTGAGGCTTGGTTTGGCAGGCGGGGTGCGGCGTGGTTGGGCGTGGCGAGGCTGGGTGGGGCCGGGCGAGGCTTGGCAGGCGGGGCATGGCACGGCTGGGCTCGGCGCGGCTGGGCATGGCGGGGCATGGCTTGGCAGGCGGGGCTAGGCGTGGCGAGGCGAGGTGCGGCTTGGCGCGGCATGGTTTGGCGAGGTTAGGCAAGGGCCGGTTAGGGTCGTTCCACCAACAAAACATGGTGGGGCGGCCCTTCGTTTTCCCGCCGCTTTCCTGACATTGGTTGCCGGTCTGCTGCCTCATAGTCTGGCGCATGAAGCCGCAGAACAGCTCCGTCTCCGCACGTCTCGGCTGGCGCGTCGTCAACGTTGAGCCAACCCACGCCGAAGTAGACCTGTTCGACGTGCTCGGCGACGACTGGTTTGGCGTCTCGGCGAAGGACTTCGTTCAGGAGCTCCGCGCCCTCGACGTCGAGACCCTCACAATCAACATCAATTCCCCGGGCGGGTTCGTGGATTCCGCGTTGAGCATGTTCGACGCCATCCAGCAGCACCCGGCCCGCGTCACCGCCCGCATCGTCGTCGCTGCGTCCGCGGCGTCGTTCGTCGCGCAGGCTGCCGACGAGCGCATCATCACGCGCAACGGCAAACTTTTTGTACACGACGCGCAGGGGTTCGGATTGGGCAATGCCGCCGACATGCGGTCCCTCGCGGACATGTTGGACGGCGAGAGCGAGAACATCGCTGACATCTACGCCCAGCGCTCCGGAGGGACGGTCACTGACTGGCGCGACCGCATGCGAGCCAACGATGGGATCGGGTCTACGTATCGCGGGCAAGAAGCCGTGGATGTCGGGCTTGCGGATGCCGTCGCGGAAGCGCCAGCGCGCAACATCATCGTTCCACATCGCGCCGCGGCGCATGCCGACGACGACGCCATCGAAATCCCCACCGACCTTATCCCGCTAGCGGCGAACGGCTACCGGCCGCCAGTGCCGCAGGACTTCACACGTCTCGTGGAGCAGAACCTGAAAAAGGAGCCGACCAATGGCTAAGGAACTTGAACTCGAACTGCCAGAGAACGCGCAGGCGGCGGAAGCGATCCTGAATAACCCGGCTGAGATCAGCAAGTGGTTGCAAGCCGGCCGGTTCACCGACCTGCAGGACCGTTACAACGAGATGACGCGCCCGCCTCTGGCGCAGCAGGTCACCGACATCCTGGAAGCTCGAGAGGCTGAGCGCGGGACCATCGCCAACGGCACGAAGGCCGCGATGGACCAATGGCTCAAGGAGCACGGCCAGGCCATGGGGATCCTGCGGCCCAACGTGCGCGGCGAGACGCCGGTCTCCACCGTGCGTAACGAGTACGCCCGCCGCATCGAAGACATCGGGTTTGCCAACATCGGCGACTTCGCTCGCGAGATTTGGCATCGCAACCCGGTCCGTGACCGGATGCCGGAAGTCATGAAGGTGATGAACGACTTCTCCAGCGTGGACCCCTCGCTGGGCGGTGCGCTCATCCCCGAGTCCATGGACACGATGATCCGCTCTCTGGTGCTGGAGGCATCCATCGTCCGGCGCTTTGCGACCGTGGTCACCATGACCAACCCCACTATGCTGTTCCCCTTTGTGGACTGGACGACCAACGTCGGGTCCACGTTCGGTGGCTGGACGGTGACGCGCGTGGGCGAGGGCGTGGACATCCCCGACTCACAGGCGACGTTCGGCCGCGCGAAGCTGGACGTGACCAAGCAGGCGGCCACGGCGCGCATCCCCAATGAGCTGTTTTCGGACGTGGCCGCGCTGGACGGGTTCATCCGTATGACGCTGCCACAGGCGCAGGCATTCGCGGAGGACCTGGACTTCCTGACCGGTACCGGCGCTGGACAGCCGCTTGGTGTCCTCAACAGCCCGGCGAAAATCACGGTCACGAAGGAGACCAATCAGCCAGACGACACCGTCGTCGTGGAGAACATCCTGAAGCTCTACGCACGGATGCTCCCCTCATCGAAGGGGAGTGCGGTCTGGGTCGTGAACCCAACGACCTTTCCGCAACTGATGACCCTCTCGGTGCCGGTGGGCACCGGCGGCGCGCCAGTCGCGCTGGTGAACATCGCGTCGGCGCCAACGCCAACCATGCTAGGGCGACCGATCATCGAGACCGAGAAGGTGCCAGCGATCGGGGATGCCGGGGATATCGGGTTCTTCGACTTCTCGTACTACCTGATCGGCGACCGTCCGGGCACCGGCCTGGAGTCCTCGCCCCACCAGTTGTTCAGCAACGACGTGACGGTGATGAAGATGACCTCACGCAACGACGGGCGGCCGTGGATTCAGAGCGCGCTCACGCCGACGAATGGCGACACGCTTTCGCCATTCGTTGTGTTGGGGGCAAGGTAAGCATCCAGCCATGGGCGGCAGTAACGCCCCGCCCTTGGCCATTCAGACGCGGGCAGTAACTCCCCCGCGACGGAGGCAATGAAACATGGAAGGTCTCGGGTTCGACTTCAACGTTTACCCGGTGGCAAGCGGAGTCCACTACGATCTGAGCAACGCTCGCGGCATCACCTTCGTCTGCTTTGAGGAGGATGGCGCCACCTCCATCGTGTTCCAGCAGAGCATCGATGGCGCGGATAAGAAGAACCTCGCCGTCATCAACCACTACTACGGCTCGGACGGCATCAGCAGCGGGTGGACGCGGCATACCGACGATTCCGGCGGCGACCTGGCCAATGAGCACACGGTGACTCCTTCTGATGGGAACACCACGGACTGCGTGGTGTTCCACATTGACCGGTCGATGCTCGACGTGGCTGGTGGCTTCAACGCGGTGGAGTGCACGCCGAATGGTGGAGAGTGCATCGCCATCCTGCACGGCCTGAAAGTTCAGCGAACCCCGGTCAACCTCCCGAACCCCGCACACACGGAGGTCTAACGGGTGCCGGCCCTGCCTGTCTGCGAGTTCTGCGGTTCGGGGTTCTGCCTCGCGGCATCCCCGGACCGCTGCCGCCATACTGGCGCGCTCCGCATCCCTGCGGCCGAGGTCGTCCAGCGTCCCGTCAAACATGTACGTAGGAGCCGGGTGGAACCAACCACCTAAAAAGAGGAGGCAGCGATGGCGTTCGCGGCAGTTGGCAGCAGGTGGGTGGATGGGTTCCTGAAGTTCTTCACGAAGAGCACGGGGCGCAACACGCTCACGATCTCAACGATTGGTCCCGGTCAGGCCATCACGCGTGTTGATGTGGACACGCAGAATGCGACGCTCCCGGCCGCCACACTGCTGGCCGGGTTCCTCGTGCACACGTCGACGACTGGCGGCGGCACCCTGACGGTGGATACAGGTGCGAACCTCGCTGCCGCTTTTCCCGAGTGGCAGATCGGTGAGGTCTACTCCTGCTACTACCTGAACGACGGCAACCAGACCGTCACCCTGACAGGTGCTACGGGTACGACGAGGCTCTCCGCGCAGACCATCGCCACCCTTCAGGGACGGATGATCCGGTTCCTGAAGACTGCCGCGGCGACCTTCGACGTTTGGGCGGACTAGCCGATGACTGACTTCGGGGGGCTGCGCTCAATCATCGAGGAAGCACGCGCGATGGACCGACAGAATGAGGACCGGCCACTGCTCGATTGCCCTGTGTGTGGGACGCCGCTCGCTGTCCGTGGGGATGACCTTCGTAACTGCCCGCTTGGGCACTTCACGACGCGTGCGCGGACATGGGGCGAGTTACGGTGAAACAGGAGATGGCCAATGGCAGTCGAGTACCAGAAATACACATCGGTCAAGATCGCTGTCGTCACGCTCACCTCGGATTCCGGCGGTGACGTGGCGCAGGGCATCGAGGTCGATGGGCAGCTGATCAAAGTCGTCACGAACCCGGATGGCGATGACGCACCGGACGCCGACTGGGACCTCACGCTGGTGGACGACGATGGCCTCGATGTGGCCCAAGGGCTGCTCGCCGACCGCCACACGTCCAACAGCGAGGAAGTCTACCTGTTTGAGGAGGTCACGCTGGGCGGGACCGGGACGGACGCCGCGGCACTGCCCATCTACCACAGCGGCACGCTGACGGTGACGGGCGACAACATGGGCGCCACGAAGACGGCGGTCGTGAAGGTCTTTTACAGATAGGCGGTGGGGCGAGCTGCGGTGAAGGGGTGCATAGCTAAATGCCGACAGTCGAGTACCAACTCACCGAGCTGCTCCGCGAGAAGCTGGGCGATCTCCGGGCCAAGGAAACGCTGAGCCTCGCTTCCGAGGTTGAGACCAACACCTACCTGGAGAACCTTGTGTTGTTCGCGCTGGGCGAGGCCGAGACGTATGTCGATCGCAAGATCACCGGCACGGGGTCCTCGTCCGTCCGGATGTTCGACGGCAACGGCCGTGGCCTCATCTTCATCGACGACTTCACGGAGCTGACGCAGGTCCGCGTGGACACCAGCGACGACGGCACCTACGACACCACGCTCACCGTCGACACTCACGTATTCGCACTCCCCGACAACGAGGACGTGGCCAAGACGCACATCGAGCTGCAGCCCAACCGTGGGTCGCCGCTCTCCGTCTGGCCGAAGTCGAGGCGCGCTATCGAGGTCACCGCGACGTTCGGCTGGCCCACGCTCCCGGCGACGTTCGCCCGGGGTGTGCTCCAGATGGCGGTCAACGCCTTCCACCAAGACCAGGGGAACCGCAGCGGGCGGCTCGTCGCGGCGGGGGACTTCGACATCCGCGTGCCGTCCGGGGTGGTCCTCACTCCAGACGTCATGGTCGCGCTGAACCCCTACAAGTTCTGGGTGGCGTTCTGATGGCGAGCGAGCTCAAGGAAAAGGTGGACGCGCTGTGGGCGTTCGTGGTGGCCAAGATCGAGGCCGCGATGGAGCCAGGCGGTGCGCTCGCTGATACCGGCAACCCGGTGCGGACGTTCAGCGCGTCGCGAGGGTTCTACGGAACGCCCCAATACCCCGCGATCGCCGTCAGCGACAAGCGGCTGCTGCCCGAGGCGTTCACGACCTCTCGCTCGTACACGGCCCTCGAGACGGGCTTCGCCGTCATGGAGCGCGACTTCGACATCGACCGCGGGCAGGAGACGGTGGAAGCGCTGGCCCACAACCTGGCCGAGCTGTTCCAAGAAGCCGACGACTGGCACGACGTGGCCGACGACCTCTCCGTGGAGTCCATCGACTATCAACCGTTGGGGCCAGGCGGCGAAGCGCTCAGCAGGCCCACGGCGGAAGTGCGGCTGATCTGGCGGTTCGAGTACTTGCACACGTAGGAGTCAGGCATGGCAATCGGTGTGAAGCGGTATCTCGGGGTTGGTGTGGAGGGGACGTTCGGCACGGCTGTGTCCGCGCAGACGTTCCTTGACTTCACCCGCTCCGAGATCGACGTACCCGACGCTCCGCAGGTCGTGTACCCCGGCGCTGGCGGCGGACGCCTGCCAATGCTCACCGTTCCCGGGCCCTACGTGCCGGGCGGCACGGTCACGGTAGGGGTGGACCCGGAGCAGATCGGGTACCTGCTCATCCCCTTCTTCGGCTCCTACGATGCCCAGGGCAGCGACCCCTACACGCACACGTGGGAGACGGTGGACGTGGAGACGCTCACCAGCGCGACGATCAGGATAGGCAAGGGTGGCGTATTCGAGCACCGCTTCGAGGGTGCGACGGGAACGAGGCTTGTGCTCGAGGCTGGGGTGGGCGCCGCGAACGTCTTCCTCATGGCCACCGCTGAGTTCCTGGCCGAGCAGGACACCCTTGGCTCCATCAACTCCAACACCAAGTCGTTCCCCACGTCGCTGTTCACCATCCATGAGGGCGCGGTCCTCATCGGCGGCGGCGCGGGTGACAACATCTCGGCATCGCTCGAGCACATCCGCGTCGAGTTGAACAACAACCTCGACCGTGAGGCCGGGGTCAGGTTCGGCAGCCGGTTCGCCGCCGAGTTCCCGGTGGGCGCGATCGACGTGAGTGGGACCATGCGGCTCAAGTTCGGCTCCTCCGACGAGTACGAGCGCTTCTGGGGCGACAGCGGCGGACCGGTCGCTGCTGGCAACTCACCCACCGACATCACCGCCACGTTCACGAAGGGTTCGGACACATTCGCCATCCGTGTCCCGGATGCGCTGTGGACCCGCGTCGCTGCGCCCACGGACGGACGCAACCGCATCACCCAAGAGGTGAGCTTCATCGGCCTGCTGGATGCCACCCAGGAGACCTCCTTCCGCATCGTCGCGCTCAACACCACCGCTGAATACGCGGCGGCGTAGCCATGGCACTCGTCTTGTCATTGGGGCCAGGGTGGGCGAAGTACGAGCACGTGCTGAAGAACGCGCCGAATGACCTCATCGGACGGCCGCGGACGGAGTTCCTGGCGCGCGCCCGGTCCGCTGGTCTTCGTGAGGCACGTAACCGGCTCCCCTCGGCGGCGGGCGGGTACTGGCGCGGGAACGCACGGAAGAGCATCACTGGCCGCTATGACCAGCGACGCGGCACCGTCGTCATCCAAAGCCGCATGCGGGCCGACCGGGTGCAGAGCATCGAGCAGGGCGGCGGACGCTTCCGGCTGTTCCCTCTTGCACGGTGGGCGTTCGCGGTCAAGCACCCCGCGGTGACCGGCCTCATCCCGATGCCGGCGGCTGCGAAGCGCCTCCCCCAGTGGGGCGATAACTGGCCACAGTGGCGGTCGCTCGTGGACATGGTCGCCGCACGTCAGCCCGCCAAGGCCATGTTCGCGCACACGCACGAATACTGGCGGCGGCGGCTCCCCACCTACCTTCAGGAGGTCGCAACGAAGATGGAGGCGAGATGGGCGAGGGCGGCATGATGGAGATTCTTGTCATCATCCTCACGGTCCTGGTGGCAGCGCTCGCCGTCGGGGTTGGCGTGCTCGCTGCCACCGTGCTCCGCCGCCGTCCTTCCGAGGATGCACCACGGTCGTTGACGCGCCGCATCCGGCTCTCGGGCGGGCAGTGGGCGGACGTGCGCACGCGGGTGACTCAGGCGATGGCGGCGGTCCTCATCGGCCAGGTGCCGGAGGAGGCATCCTCCCCTGATGACCTCAACGCTGCTGTGCGTACCGCGATGATCCAAGCCGTCATCGTCGAAGGCGTAACGGAATGGTCGTACGGGGACGTTGACCTCGACACTCTCACCCATGAGGTCCCGGTGACCGACCAGAACAGGCTGGGCGAAGTGCTGGTGAAGGTCGTCCAGGATTCCTCATGGTGGTCGAGCGTCCTCGTGTTGGGAGACGACGATGGCGCAGGCTAATCTCGCTGCCGTCCTCACTCTTGACGACAGGGCATCGCGTGGCCTCGTCAACGCCTCAAGGAGCGCCCGGAGCACCGGGGACGCGTTCCGCGCCGCCATCCCGTCTCTGGCCACGTTTGGCTCCTCGCTGGCCAGCCTCCTCATCGCCACTGGCGCCCTGAACAATGAGACTGGTCGGTACGTCACGATAGCACTCTCGATGTCATCCGCGATCGCCAGCATGCTCCCGTCGCTGATAGCCCTGGGTCGTGCCTTGCAGGGCGCCGCCATCGCGACGAACGTGCTCAACGCGGCGTCAGGGCTTCGCCTGCCGCTGGTCGCCGCATCGCTGGCGGCCGGTGTTGGTACGGCAGCGTTCTTCGCAGGCCGGCGCACCGGATCTGAACCGAGGACCATCACTGTCAATGCCCCCAACGCCACCATCCGCAGCGAGGAAGACCTGAACGAGCTCGCGCGGCGGGTCAACGCGGG